CGAGCGTCGAGACGGTGGCTTTCGCGGCGGCGAAAGCAAGAGATCAGCCGGAATGCGGAAACGGGCGCGCAGGCGCTGCACCATAGCCATGCTCAAGCCCTTCTTGCCGCTCAGGACTTCGCTCACCCGGCTCGGGGTGCCAAGGAGCGGAACGAGGTCAGCGCGCTTCAAGCCATGCTGGTCCATGAGATGGCGGATCAGGTCCGGGATGCTGGGCGCTCGGCGCGGCCACTTGCCTTCCTCGTAGGCGGCGATCAGGCGCGCCTGCGCCTCGAGCCGCGCGAGGTCGGCCGGATCATTCGAATCCCAGAGCCGCTCGACCAGGCGACGGGCGCGCGCAAGCTCCGCGTCGCTGTCGATGACGATCAAGGTTGCATCCATTACACCGTCTCCGCATCGACCTCATCGTACTCGGCATGCGTGCCGAAGAACCGAATCGCAATGACATTCGCCTGATACTGAACGCGCGCAATCAGCCGGTAGTCATTGCCCTTGATGTTGAACACGACCCGAGTGCCTTTGAGAATGCTCGCCTTCGGATATGATGCCTTGACATCTTCAGGCGTCCGCCATTGCGCGCCGCCAACAATGTGAAGCCAAGCGTCATATTGTGACCGCGCCGCCTTGATCCCTTTGTGGCCGGCACGGTGGGCAAAGTAGCTTTCCACCACCTCCGTGCCGATCACGATCATGGTTCACTTCTGGCACGAAATTCCAAAAATTGGAAGAAGATTACATGCCGCGCGTCCCCATGCGCACGGCGCGCGCGAGGTCGGCCGCGATCTGCGTTCGGCTCGCCTGGAAGGCTGCCGGGCTCGGCGTCTGGATCACGACGTTGACGACCGGCTGGGCGGTTGAGGCGCGCTCTGCATAGCGACGCGTCTCCTCGCGCGAGAGCACGCGTTCGCCGCGCTGCAGGATGGCAGGGACCTCGTCGGGCGAAAGAAACGCGCCGTCATGGAGACGCGGCGCTCCTCGGAACACGCTTGCCGGAACGAAGCGCATCGGAGCCACGTCTCCTGCAACGCCGCCAAGGTGATAGATCGGCGAACCGAACAGGCGTGCAGCCGAGGCGACCGGGCCGAAGCCGGTACCGCCACCTCCGAACAAGCTGCCGAGGAGACCGCCAGCCGTCGACAGGGTCGGCGCACCCGTTCCGAACAGCAGGTTCTTGAGCGGATTGAGCACGGCGAGCTTGAGCAGCTCGCGGTGAATGTCAGCGATCGCCGCGCGGCCGGCATCGAGCCAGGATTGCCAGTCGCGCTGGCCTTGCACCAACAGGTCTGCGAAGCGGTTCATCGATGAATCGAAGACACTCTGCCAGCCCTGCACCAGTTCGCGCGCACGATCGAGTTGCGCGTTGAGGGCTGCTTGCCGTCCGGCATTGGCGAGGATCATCTGCCCCTCGGCACTTGCGGCGGAAATGCCCTGTCGGCGCAGGTCCTGTTCGGCCTTGAGACGGGCAATGAACTTATCCTTCTCCTCGACGCTCTTGCCGATGAAGGTGATTTCTGCCTGCGTCTGTTCGATGGCGAACTGCTGGTCACGCACATAGTCGCGGATGAAGCGCGCGGTCTCGGCGAACACGCGCTGCCGCGCCTGCTGCACCGACAGCGCGGCCTGTTCCGGCGTGACCGACTGGCCGATCAGTTCGATGCGGGCGCGCTCGGCCTCGAGCGCCGCGCGCTGCGCCGGCGTCGTCGCGTTGATCAGCGCGATTTCGATCTGCTGAAGGCGGAGCTTTCGTTCCTGCGGGTCGAGGAATCGGATGTTCTCGCCGGAATAGCTTTCCAGCGCCTGCGTCACGCGCCGGTAGGCGTTCTCGACGTCCCGCAGATTGTCGACGTGACGCGCGGCAAGCGGGTCTTCGAGCAGACGGCCGAGCGAGGAGCGCAAGCCTTCGAGCTGGCGGATGGTCTCGGCGCCGGGAACGACCTGGCGGACCGCGTCACCCACCTTGAGCGAGAGCTCGCGCGCGTCCGCCTCGATGCGGCCGATGTCCGCTTGCCTGCGGGCGTCGGCGATCTTGGCACGCAGTTCATCGGCTTGCCGCCGCAGATTGGCGAGCACGGATGACGGCGCGCCGCCCCCGCGCGAGAGCGCGGCCAGCTGCTGTTCGATTCGCGCTAGCTGCTCCTCCGGGCTCCCGCCGCCGCTCGCCCGGTCGATGACGCGCCCGACTGCGTCGAACGCATTGGAAGCAGCGCGCTTGACTGCGTCCCAGGCCCGGCTCAGCGCGGTCGTCGCAGTTTCCGCATTGGCCAGGCTGCCGCGCATCGCATCGAGCAGGACGCGCTGGGCGGATGTGCGGTCGTTCTGCTCGACCAGCCGGCGGATATACTGCCGGGTCCGGTCGTCAAGAAAGCCAAGCTGATTGTTGAGGGTCTCTGCGCCGCGGACCGGATCGGCGAAGGCGTCGGCGAGCGCCTTGACTGCGCCATCCACGTCGGTCCCGACTGTCACGGCATAGTTCTTGGCGACGGCGATCAGGCTCTCGAAGTGCTCCTTGCCGATCCTGCCGGTCCGCAAGAACGCGATCGCCATGTCGCGAGCGGCGGCGACCGATACATTGCCCGCACTCGCGCCGGCCGCCACGATGCGGTTGATGTCGCCGATCGTTGCGCCCGCGATGCGGCCGGCCCCGAGCAGCGCAGCCTCGACCTGCTTCTGGTGCCGCAGGAAGGTCTCGTAGGCGGTTGCTGCTCCGACGGCTAGGCCAATGATCGCGCCGGCGGCGAAGCGCGCGGGTGTGACGATAGACGTGATCGCCTCAGTGACGCCCTTGATCGTGCCGGTCACGCCGACCGGACCCATGACCTGGGCGATCTGCGAACCTTGCTGGATCAGCACCATCAGCGGGCTCTGGCCCGACGCAAGGCTGACGAAGACGTCGTTGAGCTGATAGCTCAGGTTGGCGAGGTGGTGCGATGCGAGCTTGCCGGTCGAGCTGATCCCTCCGAGGGCTCTCGCCGTGGAATCATAGCGCGCCTGCGCGAGCGCGTGCGCTGCGGCCTGTTCCTTCGCGGTTATGGCGCCGGCCTTGTAGAGCGCGTTGGCTTCCGCGATCTCGGCATTGAGCTTCTTTTGCGCGGCGCCGAGCGGATCGATCTGCGCCCGCAACGCATCGGTCCGCCGTTGCAGGTCTTCCGCAGCTTTCGCTGTCTGCGCGAACACCTCGGCCGATTCGCGCGCCGATTTCGGCGGCGCTGTGCTGATCCCGAGGACCGCATTGAAGCTGCGCTGCGCCTGGTCGGCTGCGGCCGCCTGCTTGGCGGCCTGAGCGAGCCGTTGCAGCCGCTGCGTCTCGCGATCGGCCGCAGCGCCCGCCGCGTCCATCGAGGTCGCGACACCGCGGAACGCATCTTGTCCGGCCTTGCCGACCTCGTCGAAGGCGCGCTTGACGTCCGCCTTGCCCTCGACGCCGAGGCGGATCGAGACACTTGTGGTGGACATAGCTCGCTTACGCTCGCAGTCGCGTGGTGCTCATTCAGTCGGAATCGCGAGCATAGGCGCGCACGATGATCGGTTCGATCTCGGGGAGGAGCTCAATGAGAAGCGGGTTGAGCGCGCCCATCGCTTCCGCGAGCATCAGCACCGCCCCGAAATCGAGCGCGTAGACCCCGCCCATGACGGCTCGGACTTGCCCGGCCGCGCGCTTGAGCACGGCCCAGGCGGCGATACCGTCCGGAGTCTGTGGCGCGTGTTTGAGGTACGGGCAGGTGGCGCAAGAGTTCGGGCACGCCGCGCAATAGCCTCCGCCCCCGCCGAAGTGCCATTCGGCGAGAGCGATCAGACGTTTTTTTCGGCGTCCTGCAGGAGCGCCGGGCCGACATAGAGCCGATCGATCGCATCGAACACCGACCACAGTTCGAGCGCGGCATCGATCGTCTCCCTGGTCGGATCAACGGGATTGCCGTCCGCGTCGCCAATGCCTTCCCAGGCGGCAATGCCCGAATGCGCGAGCGAACACGTAAATGCGACGCCGGCCTTCACCATGGCATCCTCTCCCGCGATGCGCAGCACGTCGGCCGCCGCCGTGCGCGCCAGCAGGATCGCGGCAACAGTAATCGGTCGAAACTGCACACGGACGCCAGGAAGCAGGTCGAGCCAGAACGGCTCGCGATCGAACGCGAGTTTGAGCATCGAGAAATTCCTCGGTTGGGTTGAGTAGCCTAATCGGCGGCAGCGTTAGGTCGGGTGGGCACTGCCTTCCGAAATGAATGTCAAGACGCGCGGCCCGCGCATATAACCGCGTTGCATTTTGACGATCTCAAAGCCAGACTTGCTCAAAGAGCTCGGGACATCGCGGTCGAGATGACATCCGCCTGCGAACCGTTTCCACAGCGGGGTCAGCCGCCGCTGCCAGGCGGCAACCTTCTGATCCGGCGCTAGCCCGTGTTCGACGAACAGCAGTTCGCCGCCTGGCTTGAGCACACGGCGGATTTCCGACATCGCCGCCAAGAGATTTTTGACCGAACAGAGGGTGAAGGTCACAACAGCGGTGTCGATGCTCTTGGCTTCGAGCGGAATTGCTTCTGCCGAGCCCTCGATCAGACGCAAGTCATGTCCACTCGCATCGCCTGCTCTTCTGGCCATCTGGAGAAGCTTGGAGGAGGGGTCGAGCCCAAAAATCTGCTCAACTGTCGGGCCGTAAAATGGCAGGTTCAATCCTGACCCAATCCCAACATCCAAGACACGACCTCGCGCGGCGGGGACAATGCGAGCGCGATAGGCCGCGAGATCGTGCTGCTTCATGGCGAGCGCGATCA